TTCCCGTCGTCAATCTTCGCCAACAGGCTGTCGCGGTCGCGTCCGATTTGCAGCGGGCATAGCACGTCCAAATCGTGCGCGTCGGCAATGTCGCGCAACATACATACGTCGTGGCTATCGAAAATCGTATCGTAGTCGATTGCCAAAATATACTTATGCTTCCCGCCTTCCGCGATTTGGTGGAACAACCGTTGCAAGCATTGGCCCCAAAATACACCGATTGCGCGCACGAACGGGATTTGCAGCGGCACCAACGACGTGTAGCAACACCCCATGTTTTCCGTCCACGCAAGCCGCGGCATACTCATTACCGCGTGCATATCGGGGAGCGGGCGGATCGGGGAACGGCGCAACGCCGCCGCGGAACGCTTGACGGCGCGTAGGTTCAACGACACGGGCAACGACGAACACGACCCGGAATCCCCCGGCCATTCTCCGTTGACTTCGAAACCCGCCGCCGCCAATGCGTCGGTGAGTTTCTGTCGGTTGAAAATCGCGTGGTGCGCGTCGTGTTGGTCGATATGGCCGCCCATGAGGAACGACTCGACAGGCCACGCGACGCCGCGCGTATACGCGTCCACGATCCGGTCGAAATCGGGAACCGCGACCAACAGCGTTCCGCCGACGCGCAGGGCGCGCGACCATTCGCGCAGCACGGCCATCGTTTCCGTGTGCGGGATATGTTCCAACACGTGCGACGCTTTGATAACGTCCAACGATCCGTCGGGAATCCCGGCCAACCGTCGCGCGTCGCGTCCCTGCGCGATATCCCACGGTTCGAAACCGGGGGTACAACGATCCATGCAACCGATGTCGAGTTTCGTAATAGCCATAATGCGCGACGGCGGGTTGCCCCGCCGCCGCGCGTATCGCGGTTCCGACAACCGCGGCTATTCCGATTGTATCACCGTTCCGGCGACCGTACCCAAATGGTCGCGGACACGTCGCCAACCGCCTTCGCACCCATAGCGGGCCGCGCAAGGTCGGCGGTAGAAATGATGTTGGACGACGACCCCGGCGTGCATGAAAACAGTAAATACCGTTTGAACGCGCACGTATCCAAATCGAATACGGCGTACGGGTTCGTTGTTCCGGCCGCCTGTACTGGAATGGCGAAATCGGTACCGCCCGTCAACGCACACGCCACGAACGATGTTGCGTCGGTCGTGTCGCTGTGTTCAATCTTGAACACGGTCGGCGCGTGCGTGGTTGACTTGAACACGGCAATACGGATTGTGTCGTACGCTTTCAAATCCACGGTGGCCGTTGCGGTTTGCGCCGTAGACGTGGTGCCAAGCGTTAGAAGGGTTGTTTTTGCGTTGCTATTGTGGATCATGGAACCCCCTTATAACCGCAGGGCGTGGGGATTACCCACGCCCCGCGGCTAGAGGTAGAAGATGGATTGTTTAGCGACCCGGAACGGTGACGTACGACACCGCCGACAGGTCGGCCGCCGAGTCGATTCCGGCCAACGGCCGTCCAAGTTCGGCAATGGCAACCATGTTGTTGGTAGCCGACGCCGGACGAACGGTAAGCCGAAGATAACGCTTCAATCCGGCGGTAACGATGTCGAACACCGCGTGCGGATTGGTGGACGTTGCCGACGCACCCGCAATGGTGAAATCGGTACCGCCCGTCGCGTTGATCGTGGAGAAATTCGTAGCGTCCGTGGTGTCGCTGTGTTCAACCTTCAACGTCGTTGGAACGTTGGTGGTTGAAGAAAACAGCACGATACGGGCCGAATCGAATCCGCGGGTATCAACGTTGGCCGTCGTATCCGCGTTGGTCGCTGCGCCCGCCGCATTGAACAGAAGCAAAGTCTTTTGGTTGGCAATCTCAAGCATGGCGTTTTCCTTCCTTCTGTTTAGCGGGTGAGCATGACGACCGCGCCCGCCGCGGACGAATCCCCGACGCTGTGGCAATTGATGTCGATACGCTGCGTACCGCGAATAACGATTTCGTCCTGTTCGAACGCGTTCAACGCGCTATCCGATGTCTTGATTGTGACGGCGCGACGGTCACCGAACGCAGCACCCATAGACAGGTCGCCAAAGTACGCAAGCGGCGTAGCGTCGGTTCCGGTGCCAATCACGCCCGACATAACCTGCGTAAAGACAACCGGGTACCCGAAGAATCGCGGCGCGATTCCACTTTGCATTTCGGCCGCGGTGACGCCACCCGCCGAAATTGCGACGCGTTCGAACAGCGCATGGAATACCGACTTATGGCAATAAATCTTGGTGTTCGGGGTGAGGGCATACGCCGGGAGAAGTGCCATCCACGAATGAATAATTCCCTGCAACGATGCAACGGTGCTAGCGGAAATCGCGGCGGTTCCGATGCCGGAATCGGACGTACCAAACGATCCAACGGCATTCGCCAATCCGACGATGCCACCGTAGGTCGAAGTTCCGTCACCGTTGAATCCGGCCTGATCCTCACGCAACGCGAATTCGTAGGCGATTTCGCCCGCCACGTTGTCCGCGATATTCACGATTGCATCCTCGACCAGTTCCGACGACGTGGTGGTAAGGGCGAAAAGTTTCTTCGCCATCAATTGCACGTTGTCAAACGTCTGCGTCGATTCGGTCGCCGCCTTCGTTTCACCGACCCAATACGAAGTAAGGGTACCCGTACGGCGCGGAATGTACAGAACGTCGCGGCCCATAGGCCAAACCTTCGCGTTCGCACGGAACACGCCGTACTGTTCGCGCAACGAAATAAGCGTATCGTTGAATTCGTCCGGCACAAGGAAACCGCCCGCGCTGTTGTTTCCTTCGCTGTGCGCCTTGACTTCGATGCCGTTGCGCGCGCACCAATCGGCCGACTTCGCGTGATTGCACGCCGCGAAGATAAACCGACCGAAACGGTACGCTTCCGACTTGTCGCGGAAATTCTTCAAACGGCCGAACGACTTCGGGAGAATGTCGTCGGAACCGCCCGACACAATCGCGCGACGCGACGCGGGGGCCGCGTCGGCAATCGCCGCGCGAATCTCCGCACGAACCGACTTCGCCACGGTGGCGGCGTCGTCCGACTTCGCGCCCTCTTCCGGCTTCGCCATGTCGGCTTCGGCCGCGGCGGCGGGTGCCACCATAACGTCGATAGCGGCCGGGTCGATTGGCGCGCCCGATTCGTCAACGATCATGCAATCTTGCAACATCAACGCCTTTGCATGGGCGACGCCCTGCGCGCCCTGCTGTGCGGCGGCATTCTTCAACGCCGCGGTAAATGCCGAAATGTTCATCGTTCGCATTTGCTGTCCCTTCGTTACGTTTCGCGCCTTACTCTAGGCCAACGCTCTAGGCACCATGCCGCCGCGTTCGCCGCCGCGTCTAGCGCAACAGGCCGCGCGCGCGCGTGATTTCGCGCCGCGCGATTCCCTTTACGTCAATCGGATTATTCGTGGCGTCCCTTGCGCCCTGCGCCCACGGGCGCGCGGGTACCGGAACGACGATGGTATGGCGTCGCGGTTCCGCGTAGCCCAACCAACGCGACGCGTCGGCCGCGGATACCGCGCCCTTGCGAACCGCCGACACCAACGCGTCCGGGTTCGCCTGTAACGGTGCCACCGAAATTTCCAACAGTTTCCATTTGCTAAACACCGTGTGTACGCCGTCGCCGTAACGCTTGCGGTCGTCCACGGTCGCACGCCGCGTTCCCCCCTCTTCCGGCATATAGCCGATGGAAACTCCCTTTACGACGCCCTGCCCAACCAACGCGCGCACGAAGTCGGGGAAGAAACTCCCTTCGAAATCGGGCGGCCGTTCGGCCAACGTGAATTCGCCCACGATTGCGTCGGCGGCCCTCTTCAATCCAACGCATTTCCCCACGGGCAAATTGTAATCGTGGTTCCAAAATAGAACCGGATTTGCTTCGTATTCGGTGGCGTTCATTCCCTGTGGTATTACTACCTCCCCGTCGCGGTCGATTGCGGCGGTCGTCACCGTGGCCGTAAACCCGGTCGCGGATGGTAGAAACTTCGCGTCTAGTGTCTTGCGGTTCATGGTTCAAACCTTCCGCGCGGCCGCGCGTCGTTCGGCTTCGGCCGCGATTTCTTCGTATCCGCCAACCAACGTCGGTTGCATGGCGCATCGGCAATTCGGATGCAACGGCGGGGCCGAAATCTCTTC